AATGCTCTCAAGTCTGTTCGGGCTGCACAGCAACGGACGCGGAAACCCGTGAACATTCTGGTACAACAAGGACCAGCTCTTCACACGTACGAAGATCCGGTTCGCGCACCAGGTCTTATCCTGAACTCGGGAATTTTACATACTGGGGGCGCGGGTACTGGAGCTATTGTTAAAAGAGCAAATGTCAAAGCACCAAACCGCGCTGGTAGATTGAATGCATCAATGACAAGCTTCCTCGGAATGAGACCCGAAAACGTACCTTCAAAGGCTCCCGCGCCAAAGAACAAGAAATTGACTGGCGCAAAAGCAAGTTTAGCCAAGAAACTAAAACTCAAGTTTTAGAGTACTTGAAACACTCCCATAAATGTCTAGCATTCTTTGGTGCAGACAAATTCGAAAATTCATCTATAGTATATTCATCACCCATAGACCTGTTACACTTTGCGCAAATAGGGCGCAAGTTATTAATATCGGTTGCACCTCCTTTACTTTCTGGTTGGTTGTGTCCACACTCAAAATCGAAAACAGAAATAATGTTTTCACACCATACCACGCTACATTTACTATTAAATTTTTTTCCTATATATGAAATCCACACTTGTTCCCGTAAAGCTTTAGGTATCGCAACTTTTTTCATTATTTTTAATATAATTTTCATCTTTATATTTCCATATAAGAAGGGAGTGACGCATCTTAAATTAAAATGTCATGACGCATTCCTATTTTCTCCAGCTTATCTTGAAACTCTTGGTTCTCACCCTTCCCTTGTATTTTTGAATTTTGATTCAAAATTGCTTCCACCTCAAGACGGCTCAGTGTGATGGACCCGAGGCGAAAGTCCTCAAACGCCTCACATGTCATGGGACACATAGGTTTGATGCACTCATAGACCTGTTTAGCGAGGTCCCTGATTTCCTTCTGGGCATGATCCTCTATGCGAAGCTCCAAAAAGTGAAGGAGGTTATGAAGATTAATTTTCCAATAAAATTCAGTAAAGGTACTCTGGGGGAGGTGGGTCCGAGCCAGTTCACGGGAAATACCCTTCTTGATGAGTTCCTCATATGTGTGGAAAGCCAGGTCACAGGATGCTTTTTGTTTTAAAATTAAAAATTCCCCATCCTCATACGGTTCCTCCCCACCCTGACCACGCGTGGTAGACTGATAGCGCAATTCATCGGGTAAAAAGTAATCGTCCGGAACTATAGAATAACGTGCAGAAACTTCATTCACACTGGCTGTGCGATGCCGAAGCCACTGGCGAGCTACAAACATGGGACACTTGATATGAAACTTGAATTCGACCATCTCAAAGGGCGTCGTGTGCCGGTGGCGCATGAGATAGCGGATGAGACCACGGTCATCACTCACGGACTTGGTTCCCTCTCCGTACGATACGCGCGCCGACTGAACTATGGCAAAGTCAGCCTCTGATTGGTAACGTGGCATGGAATCTACGAGTCGGACCGCCATTTAATTTATTAAGTTCCAAGTCTTTATAACCCCGAATAATAACGCGCCTGAGGTATAGAATACCCATTCTTCAATAAACGTTTAAATTTTCTTTCTATATTAGCAGCCCGTTTAGTCGCTGGACTGGGACTCTTTTTTTTTGGACTCTTTTTCTTACGAGTGAATATAATTTGCACAAATTTCAACATTTATAATTACATGCGATTTTTTCAAATGTGATGCATTTGAAAAAATCGCTCCCGGCAGGTTTCGAACCTGCGACTTTGAGGTCTCGGTTAATTTGGTACGAATTAACAGCCTCACACTCTACCAACTGAGTTACAGGAGCATCACAGTAGTTTTACGACTTGCTTAGGTCAGTCTGACCTGCCGGAATCGAACCAGCGACCTAAGGATGATTGACCACCCAATTTAGAAATTGAATTCTACAGTCCTTCGCTCTACCAATTGAGCTAAGGTCAGACAAGAGGTTCCAGGGAGGATCGAACTCCCATTACGGGATAATTCCGGGTTGAGAACGAAGATTCTCAACCCTCAGAGTCCCGTGTACTAACCATTATACTATGAAACCTGCGCACACCGGGAATCGGACCCGGGCTTGAGCCTTGGAAGGGCGCTGTACTACCACTATACTATGTGCACAGCCCTCACTGGGTTTCGACCCCAGGACCTCGTGCTGATTGGCGACTCGGAAACAAAGTTTCCTCGCTACTAAGCAAGCGCACTACCACTGTGCTATGAGGGCATCAAAGAGTAAAAATCTTCTTCACACCTGCACCGAGTACCGTCGTGCGACACCCTGGACACTTGCGCTTGTCCCGGGTTTGTGTCCAGCAGTGCTCACACACAACATGTCCGCATGGGTCAATAAACAACTCAATATTACGTTCCATGCATATAAAACATGTAAACTGGGCGTACCTTTCAGCATTCGTGTCCGCGAGTACCTGCTGCATCGCGTCAACCTGTCCCTTGAGTTTCCCACATTGTTGAGTCAGGGTATGCAGACCCGTTTCGGACTCGTAGCTGTCTATTACTGCTACAAGTTTCGCCTTTAAGTCATCGGATTCCACGTTTTCAATAATTAATTTCGAAATTTGTGAACTTTTCTCTAATTCTCTCAATTCGGCTAGTTTTTGATCCAGGTCAAGTGAAGTCTTTTTGAATTTTAGTTTAAAATTAGAAAGATCATTCTCAAAGGTTTTCCATGACTCGTCAAGTTCGCATGGTTCGGGTACGACAGTAGTCTGTGTGATGAGATCATTTAAAATTGGTGCAAAATTTCCCCTGGTAAGTTCCAATAAAGCATGTGTAGGATCAATGTATGCAAATTCCATTTAAATATTAAAAAAAATATCCTTATCTAATAAATGCTGGGAGATTCCATCCTTATCCTGATAGCCATGCTGCTGATCGTCATGGGTGTCCAGCCCATGATGGAGGGTTCGACCCGTAAAAATTCGGTCGCCATCGTCAACTCAATGACCCTCGTCGTCGCAGGTATCTTCCTCATATTTTACTGGAACAGCATAGTACCCTCTTGAACCAGGACACCTTGGTCTTCTTTAGGAATTTTGAAACAGAATTCAATAGCTCAGAGTGTGTAAATTTTAAAACGTCTTTTCGCAGCTCTTCAGGAAAAGATGAGTCGTCCATTACCATACACAAAATCTTCATCATATTCTCCTCAGTCAGGTCATATGTTAAAAGATATTCAATCAGGTGAAGCACTGTATCATATGTGTCATACTTAAGGGTCTTGAATACACGATCATTAAGTATTTCATTTGTTCTGTCAAGTATACTCGATACGTTCGACCCGGGCATCGAGACAGACACTGCCTTGACGAGTGCAGGACCTGTCAGACCCTCCATTTTTATGTCTGTACATTATAAATGTCAGCAGTTGACACAGGTTTCATGGTCATCTTACTCATGCTAATTATTGCACTGGCTGCTACCAATTTCGCCCAGGCTCGGACTAATATGAAGACTCAGTATCAGAACTATTTTGGTCTTATGTACCTTATTGCTTTCGTGTTTTTGCTCATTGCAGGGTGGCAGGGTGTGTTTTCATCAAAGTATTAAAAACAAAAGTAGTTGAATAAAAAATGGAAACACAATTCCTACATCTAGTCGGACACATAAATGGTGTCTGGGTTTCTCGGGTAGAGCATCTCGAGAGAATCATGATTCGAATCGCTGAAAGGTGTGGGTTCACAGTTGTGTCCCGAGCTTTTCACCAATTTGAGCCTCACGGCGCAACGGGGGTTCTCGTACTTTCTGAGAGTCACTTTAGCGCTCACACGTACCCTGAACACAACAGAATCTACCTAGATGTATTTTGCTGTAGCCCAAGTTTTAATCCAGACATTTGTTCATATGTCATCGAGGAGGAATTTGCGACACTTAACGGAACTTGGAAACTAGTTTCCAGGTAATAAGAGCGGCTACGAGAGTCCACCCTGCAATGTGATCAATGTTGTTCATAGCTTCAATTTTATCTCGAGGAAGCTCATTAAATTCCTCCTTGTAACCAGGGGGTTTGAAAGGCAGCCAAACGTACCGCCCAAATGGGACTATGGTTGGCTGCAGTTTATCTTGACAGTTGTAGGTCCAATCGTACCATGCGAGCGCGATATATGGGAACCAAATTAAAAACGCAAGGACCCATGGATTCTTGGGAGGAAGATACCAGTATCCGGCGGCTAAAACTGCCGTGAATATGATGCACTTTATGTTAAAACGAAAAGGGCGACCGGTGAATATACCGCCTGCCATACTTATTAAGTCTTTAGAGTTTCTTTCGATTCCAGGAACCTTGACCGTTCTTGGGACCGAAGTCCGCCCTGTCGGGCTATTTTTAATTTTAATATAAAATTGCGAGTGCGGGAGTCACAACGAGTTGTTACTCTAGTTGGAGAAGGCAAGACCACCCATGCCAGACTGGATGCGCAGGATGTTGTAGTTCACTGCGAACATCTTCTGCAGGGGGCAGACGTAGCCGCTCTTCATGTTGATAGCCACCTGGGCGTTGTCAATACGAGAGAAGTTGCAGGTGCCGGTTGGCTGGTGCTCCTCGGGCTGCAGAGCGAAGGAGTACACGTAGATGCCGGGGTAGGGGGTGCCGGTGTGGTACAGGAATGGCTGGTACTGGTTGAAGTACTTGCCGGTCTGCTCCTTGAAGCGGTCCTGACCGTTGAGCACCAGCTTGAAGTTGTACAGGGGACCCACCTCCACAGCCAGGGTGACGTTGCTGGTGGACTCCTCCATCCAGCCGACGTTGGAAGTCAGAGCACCTGGGGTGGCCTGGGCGGCGGAGGCGAAGGCGTAGGCGTTGGAGTAGATGCGTGGGCAGCCGATGTCGTGGGGCAGAGCACCTGGGGCGAAGATGGGGGATGGTGCGCAGGTCACGTTCACGTTGGATGCGTAACCACCGGTGAAGTTCCACATGCTGTTGTAAGCAGTGGAGGTGGTGTTCTGGTAGCACCACACCAGCTCCTTCACTGGGTGGTTGAAGGACAGGCGGACGGTCTGGGCGCCGGGGTTGCCGCTGGCAGTGATGGAGTCACCGCCGGTGTGCTGCACCTGCTCGATCAGGTACTCGTGACCCTTCTGGGCGAAGCGGCGACGCTCCTCAGTGTCCAGGTACACGTAGTTGGCCCA